AGAGAAACAGATATAGATTTAGGTAATTGGAGCGATCAATCATCTGAATTAACCACCGGAGTGGTTTTAGATAATGTAAAAAGTGTTGATGGTAAACCGGTTAGAGTAAGAGTTTTATGGGCTGATAAACCTACTGTTATTAATAGTAATGTAAAAGTTTGTGTTGTTCCTAAATGGATGGTAGCAATATATAGATTTTTACGTAAACACAATTTAGTACCTTAATAAATACGCACATGGAAGAATATAAACAAATTTTTGAAGCATATCAAAAGATAAATGAAGCGGGGTTTTCTTACGCGGGTAATTATTCTGATTCAACACAACAACCTAAAAAACAGCTAGCAAGATTTAAACGCCCTAAAAACGATCTTAAAAATAGTTTAGGGTTCTCTACTGGTTCATTACCTACTGGTCCTCAAGCTAAAATTAATATAGCAGCTATGAGCCCAGGTACTGGCTTACCTGAAAATGAAGAATCAGATTTTAAAGGCATTCAAAAGGTACCGACAAATAAAGTACATGATATGTATAATAATAAAATGAAGGAAGCTCATAGACTTTATAAAGAAGGTAATTATAAGCAACTTGAATCAACATTAGAATTAATGTCAATGTTAGCTAGAAATCTAAAATAAGTGAAGCAATCACCATACTATTTTGAAATTAAAGACATGCTTACGCAGTTTGTTACTGCGTTTGATGATGTTGTTATAAAAAGATTCAATGTAAATAGAAAACCAGAAGATAGAATTGCAGTAAGATATCTCTACTCTCCCAAACAAAGAGTACTTTACGATATTGTAAATACTGCTCAAAATATGACCTTACCTGCTATAGCTATTACTATAGCAAGTATAGAGAGAGATAATGACAGAGTGTTTAATAAGTTAGATGGATTTTATTATTCTGATGGGTCTAATAAAAAATCTGCTAAACTAAGACCACCAGTTCCTATAAACATTTCAGTCAACATGTCTATTATAACCAGGTTTCAGACAGACATGGATCAAATTTTAAGTAATTTCATTCCTTATTCAAATCCCTATGTTGTTATAAGTTGGAAAGTGCCTACGGAATTCAATTTACCATCGTTACAGGAAATAAGAAGTGAAGTATTATGGAGCGGGACAATGAAAATGGAGTATCCTATTGATCTTAACGGTCAAGAAAAAGCAAGAGTTTTAGCTGATACTACCTTTACCATCAAGGGTTGGTTGTTTAAAGAACAAGTACCTGCTGTTGGTAACATATACTATATTGATAATAATTTTCATGTTGAAAGCTTATTAACAGGTTACAGTGATCTATCTAGTACAGAAACATACCCACCATCTACCGGATTATACAATGAAACAGAATCAGTGTATCTTTCTGGATCTCCAGGTATTACAAATGTTTATTTCGATTCAGTACTGATGGATAGTAATATATCTCTAGACGGTGGTAAGTCAGGTACCGTTTTATTGATAGGCAATAACTACAATTTATTAGACGGGTTATTACTTTCTGCTAGTAATAACACTTTATTCCCTTCAGTCACAAGTGTTAATTTAAAAAGCACTAATAACCCTGTGATAACAGGATATAGAATTACAGACTATACTGTTATAGATAAGAACTTTTTAACATTTAAAATACCATCATTATATCCTAACTTTAGATATCCTGATGCAACAATGGTAATAGTGCCATACAACCAAGCTGGTTTTGTAACCTCGGCTAAAACTTATTCGCTAGGTAATACCCTTTATAATACCAAGTTTATTTACGGCGACGGTTAATAGAATTAAAGTGATCTAGTATTAAATAATTCAAATGGCTTCAGAAAATAAAGGCATTAATCAGACTGGTTTCTTTAAAAATATTACCAATAAACTACCGTACCAGTCTTTAGATTTGAATGCTATGTTAGGGCAATTAAACCCTAAATATGAAGTTTTCCAGGATACAGGTTCAAGAAGAACTGAAGCTTTAGCAAGACAATCAATATTTTACGATAACGATTATAATAATTTACCTTCAGGTTCAATAGCTAAAGGTGGTTTATATAACGAATTAGTTTACGCTAATATACAAGTTGATAAAGGTCCCAGAATTTTAGATTATAGAATAATGGCTGCCTTTGCTGAGGTCAGCGATTGTTTAGATGAAATTTGTGATGAATGTATTAATAAAAATGATCACGGGGATGTAGTAAAACTTCATTTTCGTAATATGGAAATTGATGACATTGATAAGAACAAATTAGAAAATGAATTTAGAAAATATGTTCAAAACTTTGAATTAGAGAAAAAAGGCTGGGAGTATTTTAGACAATTATTAGTTGAAGGTGAAATTTATTTTGAACATATTATTCATAAGTCGTATCCTGAAGAAGGTATTCTAGGCGTTGTACAATTACCAACTGAATTAATTGATCCTATTTTTGATAACATTCAAAATATGATCATTAAAGGTTACATACTTCGTAAACCAATTTTTGATCCAAATAAGCCAAACAAAATAGAAAAGTATGAATTCATTCCAATGGATAAAAACCAGATTACATATATCAATTCTGGTATTTGGAATCAAGATAAAACTTTTAGATTACCTTTTATCGAAAATGCGCGTAGAGCATATAGACAGCTATCATTAATCGAAGATAGTATTGTCATATATCGTTTGGTAAGAGCTCCAGAACGTCTTGTATTCAATGTAGATGTAGGTAATATGGCTCCGCCAAAAGCTGAAGCTTATTTACGTAAATTAATTCAAGAGTATTGGAGTAAAAAAACTTTTGATGTTAATCAAACTTCTAATCCTGTACAAAAGTTTAACCCACAATCAATGTTAGATAGTTTTTGGTTTGCAAAAAGAGCAGGTAGTGAAGGTACTTCTGTAACACAGTTAGCTGGGGGAGCTAATTTAGGTGAATTGACAGACTTAATGTATTTCGTAAATAAATTATACAAGTCATTAAAAGTGCCCACAAATAGATTAAACACAGAAAGCACATTTAAAGATGGTAATGAAATATTAAGAGAAGAATTAAAGTTTGCTAGATTTATAATTCGTTTACAACAAAATTTTGCTTCTGGTTTAAAGAACGGTTTCTTAACTCATTTAAAACTTAGAGGTTTAGTAGATAAATATAGTCTTAAAGAACAGAATTTACATTTAGAGTTTAATGTACCTACAAACTTTTATGAATTAAGAGAAAATCAAAAATTAGAGTTAAAGGTAACAAACTTTTCTAATTTAGTGAATAATCAGTCTATATCTCCCACATTCGGTCAAAAGAAGCTTTTAGGTTGGAGTGATTTAGATATCAAAGCAAATAGAGAGTTCTTACGTAAAGATAAAGAATTGGAATGGGAGTTAAATCAAATTCTTAACGGTGGTCCTAACTGGAGAGATCAATTAGCTCCTCCTGGTCAAGAATCACAAGAAGGAGGAGCCGGCCAACAACCACCGGGATCACCTCCAATACCACCTTCATTTGGCACTCCAGCAGCCCCCGGTACACCAGAACCTGGTCCTGAAGCGGCACCTGAAGCTGGAGCAGCCCCTGCACCGGCAGCTGGAGCACCTGCAGCTCCAGCAGCAACTTAAATAATTTAAACCATGTCATCACCTGAACGCTGCGTAATAACCCCAATATCAGCTTTTCAAAGTTCTAATCTTTCAAGCAAGATTACTTCTTTTGATAAGTTATCAGATAGAATTTTAAGATCGTTAGGGTTTCCTATGATTAATGTTGAGGTGCATAGAGACCAACTAAACGATAACATCAGTATAGCTTGTGAAATGTTTACAAAGTTTGCAGGATATACTAGAGAGTATATAATTTTTAACAGTAATCTTTATATACCTAACTACGGTTTAAAACTAGATACATTGTTTACTGCTAAATCTAATGACACTTACTTAGCTCAACTAGAACAATTTAGCCCTTCTAGAAATCCTAACGGTTCTGGTAACCCTCTTTTTAACAAGTATATAAACAATAACACAAACGTATACACTGCAAATAGTGCTATACCTGGATTTTATTTTACAAGTTTGTCAGCTCTTTCTGCTGATTATCAATATGGTATCTTTCCTAATACAGTATTAAGCCTATCAACTTATCAAGCAGTAATTTCAGGTACACAAAACGTTGTAAATTTAAAACCTTATTTTACTCAAGCTTTAAGAAATAATATTACTCAATTAGGTAGGGCAATTGAAGATCCTAATCCTACTTTCTTAAACAGCTTTGATTACGATATAATGGATTACAGAAAAGTAATAGCTGTAGTAGATATGGAAGAAGGTTCAACTTCAGGTATTAATACTTTATTTACAATTGAACAAACATTAGCTCAACAAACATATTTTAGTTATGCGATGGGTAATTACGGCTTTGATTTGATAAGTTGGTATGTTTTAAAAGATTGGTTAAAGAATCGTC